CATCCTCAAAACCTCCGTTTATTTCTTGCTGTTTGCTTTCTTTGCCTTCTTGTTATCATCCAACCACTGCTGACGGGATGTAGACCAGTTGTTTGAATCGGATAACAGGCTCTTATAATCACTGTATCGTTTGTTATCTTCAGCAATTGCGTTTGCGTTTGACTGTATTCCTGTCGAACCTATCGTTCCCCAAGAATTAACGCCTTTGATCGTTGAGTTGTCTATCAGCTCAGGGTGCAGTGAATAAATCAAATCTGTCAGAGAGCCTTCGCCAATCGATGCTTCGTCCGCCCATTCCCAAAAGCCGTCCTTATCGCCGTATGACTGGAATAAGGCTTCCGCAACTTCTGACGGATTATCTTTAACGTTGAAATAATCGTCATAGTCGGTAAGAAACTTGTACGCTTTGTCGGGATCGAAGTATGTATCATCTTCAGATTCTTTCTGTGCTGATCCGATTGCCTTTGAGATGTTCATAGCGTAATTTTTCTCCCATTGATCATCGCTCACAGCATCTCTCTGTTTCTGATAATCAAACTGCTTCTGCCACTGATCATCGCCCACGTTATCACGGTACTGGTTATAGTTAAACGTTTTCTGCCACTGGTCATCGCTTACACTGTCACGTTCCTTCTGATAGTTAAAGTTTCTGTCATCCTTTGCATCTCCGACATCATCTCTATACTTTCCGTAATCGAAATTACGTTCGTTGTTATACGCATTGTAATAGAAATCTCTATCATTGAGATAATCACTCATCTTATCACGGTATCTGCTGTAGTCTGTAGAGTCAAGGTTTGTCAGCAGATTGTTCTGATTGTAAAGATCGTTTGTTTCGTCACGATAACGTTCGTATGCTCTCTGCTCAAGCTCAGGTATCTTATCGTTAAGCTGTTGCATATAACTGTTATATGCCTGCTGTCCTGCCGTTGTAGCATAGCTGTTGCCGTAACCGCCTGTCAGCAGAGCCGCATTGCCCATCGTGTCCTGCATAGCTGTCTGACCGTTGCGTGTGTACATATCCTTGTACTGATTGTACAGTGTGTCCTTGTTTGCATCGTAGCTGAACTGCTTACGATTGAGAATGTTGTTAAGGTTATCGTTTATCAGGTTATCATACTTGCCAGTGTAAGCGGACGGCTTCTCGCTGTTGTGTACGGTATATGCCTGTTTCGCTGCGTTGACCGCATTGGAAGGTTTGTAGCCTGTGCCGTTGGTGGTCGAACTGCTGTTAGTGTTGAATCTTTTCCTTACTGTTGCCATAGTTATCCCTCCTAATATTTAAGCTCTGCTGTGGCAGGCATACGCTCTCTGTTATAGTGTGTAGCGTAGCTGTTGTACAGAGCCGTAAACGTTGCTGTGTCATTGTTGTAACGTTCGTACTCTGCGTTGTAATAATCTATCTTAACGCATAAATACTGCATATAGATTTCGTCATATGGAGCAGGAACAAACAGCTTATCGTCTGCAAATGTTTCTGAATCCATATCCGTAAATTCGATATTCGTTGTATCGTGTGTTTTGTATATCTCGTTATATACTGTCTGTTCAAGCTGACGAATCCATTCCGTTTTTGTTGCTTTCGGGATCTGATTCGGACGTAACGTGTCAGCTTTTGTAATTGCTTCGTTTGCTGTCATTGTTCCTCCTGTAAACAAAATAAGCGGCGGCGAATTACCGCCACCGCCGTTTTGCGACTTGCTTATATGCTCTGAGAACGTGATACCACGTTTGATATAAACGCTTCTGCCTTCTGCTTCTGTGCTTCGCTACGTTCAATTACCTCTGCTACCATACGAGGAACTGAAACAGTAACGCCACGTTCAACAAGATACGTTCTGCCGTTTACTCCTACAAAGACCGGGTCTTTGTAGTTTTTTGCATCCTTGAAGAGTTTGATGTCAACCATCTCTTCGGGATCGTATTCAGGCACAACGTTCTTTATCTCAGATGCTGCTGCTTTTGTTGCCATACTGGATTACCTCCATTTAGTTTGCTTCGATCTTGTTTGAGTATCTCTTTACGCAAGATTCGATTCTTACCATATACTCGTCTGACAGGATTTCCGCTGTCTTTGTTGCCTTCCAACCTACGCTTGAACGCTGATTGAGAGGATCATCGCCGTAGCCGAGCTGCTTGATGATATGCTCAAGACCGCCGCCTGTTACATCGGTTACCGCATAAGCGTGTGAGCCGATAACAAGTGTTGAGAATATAGCTGTGTAGTGCTTCTCATAGTATGTGTCAGCCGTTACTGCACTGCCCGGCGTTACCGAAGCGGCAGCGTATGTGTCACTCGACTTGGTGTAATATGTCTTGCCTGCTACGAACTTTGTGTCCTTTGTAAGTGCGTAAAATTCAGGACAACCATCTTCAGCAAATATCTTTGCTTCTGTTGATTCAACGAATCTTACACCGCCGATTGTACCGATTTCGCCCTGATAGATGTTTTCGGGATTCTTATACTGGTGGATAGACACCCAATCGTCTGATCTCATAAGAGCATACGATACAAACGGATGAATGATAGCAACAAATTCGCCACCGCTGATGCCGTCAGCATTCATACTCTTAAGCTGTGCTACCGCTCTGAAGATGGTGTCAACTGTCAGCTCTGAGTCAAGCGTTAACGCTTTTCTTGAAAGCACTTCGCTACCGTCTGCCTTATCAGCATAGATAACGTTTGTGCCTGCGTTTACAATCTCTCTTGTGATTGTGTCAAGTGTTCTGCCCGACTGACTACCGAGTAACTTTGTAGACTGTACAACGTTGTCATCGATAGTAGTAAGCTGAAGCATATCAGACAGCTTGATATAGTCACCAAACTGATTGATTGTTGCTTCCTTTGTGCTTACAGATAAATTGTTGCCAGTAGGAGTAACACCTTCGGTAAGAGGAGTAAGTGCCTTGGGAAGTGCCGCATACTTACGGAACTCGATAGTCTTACCGTTGTTCTTAGGGATGGGATACTTATCGCCGAACTGATCGTGTACCAGTTTAGGCTCGGCATTGTCTATAAGGGTATCCTCATAGAAAGTTTTCATCTCTGCTGACAGAGATTCCTGTGTAGTTACCTGTGTATCGAACATACGCAGGTTAAGTAAAAATCTGTGCATATGTGTACCTCTTTCTTTCCGTTAAGAAGAAGAAGTTACAGCCGTATTTTTTCGCCTCTTGCAACACGCTTGGCGATTTCCTCTCTGTCGGCTTTTGTCCACTTGTGAGGATCAGCCTTAAACGTAAAGCCTGCCTGTGAACTTCCTGCACTTTCGTCAGGTCTTAAGCCTTTAGAGCGGATATTGTTTACCGTCTGCTGCTGCACTGCCTGTGCAGTACGCTGTGTCGCTGTGCTGATCGCACTCTGAACGATTTCGTCCTGATGTATAACCTGATATGCGGTCTTGACATCTATGCCTCTTGTCAGAAGCCCGAAGAAGTCCTTGTTCTGCATCTCAGTGTTAAGATCGAGATTCGGATATTCGTTCCTTGCGAAATCAGCCTGCATACTCCACTCGGCATACTTGGCATCAAACTCTTTCCGTCTGTCTTCTTCTTGCCTAATAGCCTGAAGCTGTGCGTTTTCTGCTTCAAGCCGCTTCATCTTTTTGTACTGCTCAACTGGCATTCCTGCTTCATCAGCTGCCGTTTCATAGTACGACTCATCATCGGCAACTGCTTTAAGTATTCCATCGGTATCAGTCGGATCGAGTCCATACTTTACAGCTACAGCATTCATAACCGACTGCATCTTGTCATTGGATTTCTTCAACGCCGAATGATCTTTAAATCTACGTTTTACTGCGTTTTCGATTTCTCGATTGATGAAATCTTTGCCTTCGCCGTTACGGTACTCATTATATCTCGACTGTGCATCATCCTGCGTATCTGCAGATGTGCTTTCGGTAGTACCTGTAGGCTGGTTGCCGTAAACAACATTGCTTAAATCGTTGCCGTTATTCGCGCCGGAGGAAGCGCTTTCCACTCCTGATGTTGCTGTGCCAGTGCCATCTCCTGCGCCTGAAGAAGCACCGCCTGCACTATCAAACATCTTCAAATTCAGTTTGAAAATCATCTATTTTCACCTTTCTGCAGTCTATTCCTGCGAGTCATTACTGTAAGTATATCACATTGTTTTTGACTTTGCTTGTGTCGTAGCACTGATTTAATCATAAACTATCTTCACAATATTGGGATAGCTGTCTGATATCAGTGAGAAACCGCTCAGAATGGCTTCTATGCCATTTTTGACATCGTCATAGTCTGTTGTATAGCTTGCCACAAAGAAACCGTCTTTGAGCGTTATATCGCCTATCTGAGTCTTGTCCGAATTATTGTACAGATAATATGCGATTGTCTGTGCTATAGTGCTTACCGCCGCACAGACGAGATTACCATCGTCTACGTGAGCTTCGTATGCGTGACCGTCACAGATTATCTTATGACCGTTTTTATTGCGTTTGATTGTTATCTTTGTCATACTTTCCTCACTGGCTGATGTTCGTTACGTTCTGTGCTCTTTCTCTTGCCTTGTCGACTGTGCTGTTTTCTGCGGCATCATCAAAAATTTTTGCAAGCTGTGAGCTGTCACCGCTCGACTGTTGTGCTTGCCCGCTCGGCATCGGCTGTCCCGCTCCCTGCGATTGTGGCATTTGACCGGTTATAACTGCCTGTAGCTGTGCTACTTGCTGTTGCAACTGCATTATCTGCTGATACATAGTGCCATTCTGCTGTACTCGCTGTACGACTTCCTGCTTGCCGTCAAAGTCCATCATATCAAGGCAAGCAAGGACTTGGTCGGAAAGTTGAGGATTGAAGAAGCCCAAACCGAACAACTCTTTTGCAAACTCGTTCTGCGATGCTTTTGAGAACGGAGAACGTCTGCTCGCCTTGCAAGTGATATCAAATATAGGTTCTCTTTCGCCTAAATCGAAGCCGTCTATACTGCCTGCTGACTGCGGTACAAGTCCGCTGTTGTCGAACTGCACAAACTGTTGTGAGCCGTCTTTACCGGTAATACGGAAGTACCTTTGTGTATCATAGAACTGTCGCATAAGCTCTATAACAAGATAGCACATCTTCGTGTACGCATAATATGTACTCTTGAGCATATCTCTTGACAATTTTGAGCCTGCTTCCTGTAGCGCCGCAATAGCAGATGCCGCCGTGATACCGCTTGTTGTACCCCCCTGTGAAAAATCTCTGTTACCGCTCGTTTCTTTAAGCTCGTCAATCTTGAGCTGTAGAACATTCATAACCGCATTGTCAAGAGGCTCAACCTTTATCTCGCGAATATCCTCATCGGTCAGATTACCCGCAACATGCACAAAGCGTTTTCTCTGGTCCGCAAATTCATCTTCGTTTATACTGCCGTTCGCCTTAATGAAGTACCGTTTATTCGTCATCTTGACCGTATGTTCAAGCACTACCTGATTCAGCTTATCTATGTACATCTGACAATCCTTCATAATGTCGATGTAGCCAAAGCCACACGGAGAGCCTTCTACACGGAACATTGTGTCAATTACAAACGGATACTCGCCGTGATCGTAGAAGCCTCTGTCGGCATATTCGGGATCGTTCTCACTTGCGTACAGTACGGTATCTCCACAGAATTTGCAGTAATGCAGTTTGCACTTAGTGCCATCCCAAACCTTGTAGTACCAATCGACAACCGTTGACATCTCGCTTGTATCTACGTTGTCATCGTACTTGTACTTGCTTACGGCAATCGCATCACCGCCTGATTTGTTCGCAAATTCGGGATATCTCTGCTTGAGAGCCTCTGTGTCCTCAAGCGATAGATAAAACAGATTCGGAGATTTCTGTATGTCGGATACGCCCGACTCCCAATACAGATTAAGCAAGTCGATATTGCAGATGTCAATATCACCTATGCCGTTATCTTTTCGGCTGTTCCACAGGACAGCCTGACACATAGAGCCACCTTTGAGTTTCTGCCACCATCCGTCCGAGTATGTCTGCTCATAATCGTTATGCTCAAGCACAACAGGCAGTACATCCGATAGTGTTTGTGCGGTCTGCTCATCGCTTAACTCTCTCGGCAGTATGGTAGGCTCAGGGTAGTTATCCATAGCATCTGCGTGTTTGTTTGCAAGCGAATTAAAAAGCCAAGCGGACACAGGACGAGGTCTAAGAGGATCGGATTCTACAGCAGATGCAGAGTCTGACAACTCTCCCCAGTGTCGCATCTTCCACCACTGCTCATTGGATATGATACGCTTTTCAAGGTTTGCCTTGCCTTGCTTGTATCTGTTGAGTATCTCCTGTGCCTCGTGTATTTCCTTTGTGCTTATCTTCTTGCCGTCATCATTCGGCACTCTGCCATCTGTGGTTTCAACGGTCTGTGTGCCATCTTCGTTTGCATTTTCCGTCACAGACTCAGCAAGCTGTCCTTTTTTCTTTGCTCGGAACCCTGCTCGGAACTTTGCGATTTCTTCTTCAAGATTCATTTTCTGTCCTTTCTCCTTGCTGTGCAAGAATCATATGTGCTTCTTCGCTGTCATCAGGTACTACAATTGCACCTTCGAGTTTCTCGTCCTCTGTTTCGACACCACCAAGAACGAACGTTTCATCTTCAAATATCTGCATATAAGCTCCTTTCATCTGCTGTTTGTGTATCGTATCATAAATGATAACGCAGTTGTGCCTGTCATTGACATCGTGATAGAGCCGTTGTCAAGAGTAACGCTTTCCGATGAGCCGTTGCTTATAGTTAACATTACACGTTCTATGCTTGCGGTCGGCGATAACGCAAATACCTTGCGGTTTCGCACAGGATTTGTTGCGTTATCGTAATATGCCTCGATTTCCACCACGCCAAAGCCTTCACCGTATGTTGCATACGCAAATGTTTTCGGGCTGTCCGCTGTTACACTGCCGTATACAACAACATCTGTGTCGCACTTCCAAGCCGACCAAGTGCCATTTGCACACCAACGTGTGTATGTTCGTTGCCTTGTTGCCGATGTATATTTCTGCACAGTGTGATATGCATTGGTTGAAACATAACGTATGTTTGTTGTCACAATTTCAAACGGTTCGTTCACACTGACAGGACGATTTGTTATGTTTTCTGAACTTGCCACACTACAGAAACACCGCAAACTCTTGCCTTTGTCTGTAAGCTGATTTAGCTTGTAATCGTTCAAGTCTACGGTTTGTCCTGTTATGTCAACGGCTTTAAGATACGTTTTCGCATCCATATCTTCGGCTGTAACCGCTCCGACTTCAGCAGCTGTGTATGTAGGCTTGCTTTCTGCCTTTGCCCACGCAGGCACTGTCGGATCGGTTTCTTCCGTCAGGTATGCAGGCATATCTGTGATGTCTGATACAGTGTGCGTATGTCCTGTATCTGCCTTACCGTCAAGTGCTGTCTGTGTCGCTGTAGATATCGGCTTGTCGGCATCCGCTGTATTGTCAACGTTGCCAAGTCCGACCTCGCTTGCTGTGTATGTCGGTTTATCTGATTGCTTTGCCCAATCGGATATGTCGGTTGATTTGAGATAGGCTGATAGGTCAACGGATATCGTGCCGTCAGCCGTAACTGATACGTTATCGCCTATCTTCACGCCGCCGAGCGTGTCGGCTGTAGCAGAGGGCAAAACGTAACTACCGCCGCCGCTCGCTGACAGTGTTCCGTCCTCAGATATAGACAGATTCTCTCCGATTTTTACCGCTCCGAGAACGGTATCCGAAGCGATTGCATTTGAGAAATCATAGCCATTTGCAGAAGAATACTTGCCCGATACAGTTAGATTACCGTCACTGTCAAGCGTTAAGGCATCCTGTAGATGATTGGCATCTGTGCCATTGCCAACTGCAAGAAGCACTGTAATACTATCTGTTGTCCAATACTCTCCAAATCTTGCCGAACCTTTAACCGATATGCCCTTCATACCGCTACGAGAAAAGCCATCAGACTTTATCGAGCCACTGACCCATAATTCGCCATCGTAGTTCAAGGTTAAAGCATCGCTTTTGTCATAAGCATCCCCATTGCCGACAACAAAGAACGTATCTTGCGTTTTGTTGTGCCGACCAAAAGCCGCTCCGTTGTCATAGTTAGTTATTGCATACAAACCGTGTGCGAAGGTATTGTATCCGTTTGCTTCGCTGTGATAGCCCCCTGCGTGACTGTTGTCTCCGCTTGCTACAGAGTCTCTGCCTTCTGCGTGAGAATACATA